GAGAAACGACCTCGTGCAGTTGCTGGCGGGGCGGCTTTCGCTGCACGGGCTGGCGTATCTCTGGAAGTGGCGTGCTCGTGGAAACAAGATGCGACTCGGCCAGTTGTGGCCGGTGCCTACGGCCTGGGTCCGGCCGAAACTGAACCGGTCAGGTTCTCCGCTGATTGCCTACTACGAGACCGATCTGCAGAAGGCTCCCATTCCGCCTGAGGACATGGGTGTATTCCGCCGGCCCAGTATTTCGTCTGCCTGGGAGGGGAACTCGGCCGGGCGTGCCTGTGGGGGAGACTACGCGCTGGACCGTGAGCGAGAACGCTACCTGGCCGAAATGCTTATCAATCTGAAAATGCCGGGCCTGGTAATTCGGTCCAAGCGCAATATGAGCCCGGAGCAGAAGAAGGCGTTGAAGTTGGGCCTCGACTCGGCTATCGGCCAGGGCCGACGTGGCGATGCGCTACTCATAGAGGGCGACACCGAAACCGAGCTGATGAACCCCCTGAAAGACCTGGACTGGCCTGGGCTCTCGGGCTTATTGGAATCGCGCATCTGCATGGCGTTCGGTGTGCCGCCAATTCTTGTTGGCGCTCGTATAGGGTTGGACCGGAGCACGTTCGCGAACTACGGCGAAGCGCGAAAGAGCTTCTATCATGAGACCATGGCCCCGCTCTGGGAGGCTCTCGCCGACGGCCTGACGAAGGCCCTGTTGAGAGACGAGGGTGACTCGCGGCTATCCATTCGGTTCCGATATGACGAGCTGCCCGAATTTCAGGACGACGAGGACGCCAAGGCGCGGCGAGCCTCGCTACTGTTCCGTAGCGGCGTCATTTCGCGCGAAGTCGCTCAGGATATCGCGGGAGTGGAGCGGCACACGGTAGAGGCCCCCACTCCCGTGCCGGTTTCGGCGCCGACGGGGACGCCGGCCGCGTGACCGTGCTGGCGAAAGTGTCTGACCGGCGCGCGCACTGGGGGGCATTGGCACACCGGGCCGAGGCCGATGTCCCGGCGATTATGCGGGGCTACCAAGCACTTCTCAATGGCGTGACGAGCCGCATTCTCGAAGCTGTTAGTGAGGGAGCGGACCCTCTGTCTTTGGCTGGGAATGCGCTGTCGGGATTTAGTGAAACCCTGGAAGCCTTCGAGACAGACATTGCGCTGGAAGCCGCGGTCCGAGGCTACCTGCTTGCGGGCGGATTGATGGGCCGGAAGGCGTTTCTCGGGTGGCGTGTGTTGGCGAAGGCCGCTGGTGCAGTGGCCATGGAACCTGGGTACGGTACAGACGAACAACTGGCGAACCATCTGCGGCCGAGCATCGCGGCGTGGGTTGAACAGACGTCACGGCACGAAACCGCCACGACTGCGCAACAGCTGGACAAGTACCTGAAAGAAGCGTTCACGTATCAGACTCCTTCGGGCATGGGTATGACGCCGGACCAGGTAGCGGCAGAGCTAAAACGGCGGTTGACAAAGGGGAATAAGCACCGGGCGGAAATGCTGGCCAGAACACTCAGCCTATGGGCTTACAACGAAGGCGCGATGGCATTGTACCGCGACGAGGGCGTCGGCGCGGTTGAGTGGATGGCCACGGAAGACGACCTGACGTGCCCGTACTGCATGGCGATCGACGGTGCGCAGATGCCGACGGGGGAATTGTTCGGCCTGGCCGGGGACGAGATAGACGGGCTCGAGGAACTGGGTGGCGGCACAATGACCCTGGGCTTTGACACGCAGCACCCGCCGCTTCACCCGCACTGCCGCTGTATCCTCGCGCCGGTCGTTCTGGCGAGCCAAATCAAGGGTTGACGTTATCTCCAGGAAGTTGTTTCGTGAGGTCTGGAGTAACGGAGGAACGTGGAATGGACCTGCGGAATCTACTGAACACGGACGCGAAGCTTGTACTCGGGAAAGCGGAGAACGATGACCCGGGAATGCTGGAGGGCTATGCGGCGGTGTTCGGGAACGTAGACCGGCAGGGGGACCGTATTGTGCGCGGGGCCTTCGCGAAGACGGTGGCAGAGGCCATCCCCGCGGGCAAGGTTCCGCTGATGGCACTTCATTACGCGCACGGTGGCGATAGCCGTGAGGTCATCGGTTCGGTGGTGTCTGGGGTCGAGGATGATTTTGGCCTACGGATTCAGGCGCAGCTTGCGCGAACTCAACAGGCCCAGGATATCCGCTCGCTGATTATCGACGGCCATGTGCGCGGCCTGAGTATCGGCTATGAGGTGCTCGGCGCTCGTGACGTTGTTGAAGATGGCGAGGTGGTACAGGAACTGACCGAGGTGCGGCTTCGTGAGGTGACGGTTACGGCGCGGCCGGCCAACGAACTGGCCGTGATTACCGCAGCAAAGAGTTTAGAGTCGGCAGCGCGGGCCGCGGGGATTCCGATTAAGGAACACTCCGCACCTGTAACGTTGGCCGATGTGGCCGAGGCTGCGCGGGCCTTGGCAGCGGAAGCAGAACAGTTGATGAAGGGCAAGGCAAGTACGCCGGAATCCACGGGCAGCAAGTCCGCCGGAATCCACGTGCAGCGACGGGTCCAGCTTATCGGGCTGGGCCTCGAACTGGCGCGACTCAGCGCCGATGTGGAGACCAGCGATGAACCTGAAGCAGCTTTTGGAGGCGCTTGCTAAGTGCCATAAGGAAATGCTGGCCCTGGCGGACCGTATCGCCGAGGCCAAGACCGAAGACGAGCAGACGGCTCTGACCCAAGAACTTGACGCGAAGACGACGGAGTTCGATGGGCTGAAGGCCAAGGCCGAGAAGGCGAAGGCTCTGGAGGCGGCCGGGCGAGAGGTGGCGGCGTTTCAGTCGTACCTGGCGCCCGACATCGACTGCAAGACGCTGAACCCCGAGAACCCTCCCCAGGGGAACAAGAACATCGAGGTTGGGCACGACCCCCAGCGTGACGCGAAACGGAAGAAGGATATCTTCCTGAAGTACGTGCGCGGCGGGGCCAAGGCGCTCGACGGAGAGGCGTTTGACGCCATCGAGGCGAAGGACACGCGCATCGATGCCGACGCGGCCGTGCGTCTGCCCAAAGACATCGTTTCCGACATCGTCAACCCGGCGCTTGGCGCAAAGGTCATTCTCTCGACCGACGCAACCGGCGGCGACACCGACAGCGGCGCGGCGAACCTGGTGGCGCCGGATTTCCGGCCGCAACTCCTGCAGATGCCGGTGGCCATTCCCACGCTGTATGACCTGGTCCGGGTGATCCCCGGGGTCAACGGCACGGCGACGTGGCCCAAAGTCGACCAGGACGAAGGAAACTTCGGCGGCGTCGCGTTCACGTGGAAGGCGACGGAAGGCGCAGACAAAGCCGAGACCGAACCGGTCTTCTCCGACTTCGAGGTGAAGACCTACGAACTGTCCGGGTGGACCGAGATGAGCTTGACCGCGCTACGGCGATCGGCGATTGCGCTGGAATCGACCATCCGCGATCTGTTCACGCGGGCGTGCCGGTATGAGTGGAGCAAGATGATTCTCCGCGGGGCCGGTTCGGCGTCGAACCAGCCTCTCGGCATTCTGAATGCGAGCGGCGTGCAGACGGTCAACCGTCAGACGGCGACGCAGGTTGCCTGGAAAGACCTGACGAACCTCGAGTTCGCAGTGACGATGGGCAATCGCTACAACGCGCGCTATCTGGTGGACGATTCCGCGGAGTCCTACATGAAGGGCAGCGTGGATTCGGACAAACGCCCGCTGTTCACGGCCGACACGGCCAACGGCATTCGGCGGAACCTGGCCGGCTACCCGTACATGGCGCATGAATTCGGTCCCGATTTGGGCGCCGAAGGCGATGTGGTGTTCGGGAACCCGCAGAACTACGCCTGGGCGATTGAGGAAGACATCGCCATTGCGCGCAGCGAGCACGCCGAGTTCAAGAAGGGCCGTGTGGTGTTCCGCCTGATCTGTTTCGTCGGCGGCAAGCCGATCTACCCCGAAGCGTTTTCGGTTCTGAGCGATCCGAGCGGCACGTAGTGTGCCGACCTGGGCCGGGGGTGAACCCCCCGCACCTCCGGCCCGCTTCTGTACCTGAAGGGTGAAGCATGGCGAGCTTTCGAACAGCGCTTGAAATGGACGCGGTGCGGCGTGTGCTGGATGACCTGTGCGCGCCGCCGTCGTCGAATCTGGCGGAGCGTGTGCGCGCCCTGGGCGCTTTCTATCGTTTGATGGCGCGGCCATCCGGACAGATGGAGGTGGTACGGTTTGCAGTTCGTGACTAGCCATTACGGCGGCCAGGATTTCTCGCTCGTGCAGGCCTTGCGCAACAGCATTAAGTCGACGTGCGGGACAGGTGCGAAGCTGGAGATTCTCCGGCCAGACGACGTGAATGCGCTGGACCGGTTTCGCGGCAAGATCCAGGCGTTGCGCGACCGTGTAGTCGCTGGCGAAGACGGCGAGGAACTGTTGCTG